GTTCAATGGGAGAAACCCATTAAGAGTTACCTGCAAGTGTCAGGATGCCGAAGCTGTTGGCACCAGCAGAGGCGATAGAACCAGTCAGCACCACGCAAAGAGGCTTGTTCGAGCCGTCGAAGATGGTCTGAGCCATGAACTTTGCCTTCTTGATGAACAGCAGCTTATCCTCGGTATCGTTGAGAACAAGCATACCAAGGTAAACGGCCTTCTGAGCGGTGGAGAAACCCTTACCAGTACCGACATTCTTTGCGGTAACGCCAGTGGGAAGCGTAATGGTTACGCTCGTACCAGTCTGACCGTAAACCAGTTCGAGAATGTTGGTGTTGTTACAAGGAATCTCCAGAGTGATCTCACCGTCACCGGGGGTAAAGGTGTTCACCCAATCGGCTTGCAGACCCTTAACCTTGAAGTGTTCGATACTCGGCTGACCAGTGTCGAAGTTGAAGCCCGAATCGTCGGAAACGGGGAACTCCAAGAGGTCAACAGCACTAAGGTCGGCGGAATTGCCATTGAAGGTAATACCGTCAGGCACAGGGAATACAGCAGAAATGCCCTCAAAGACATCATCCTGCATCTGAATCTTTTTTGTTATAGTTCCCATAGTCGAAAAGTATAAAATGTGTTTGTGTTGTTACTTAATATCTCGCGCATTGAAACGTGTTCTCAGCTTGAAAGAGATTTGTGTGACTTGGTAGCCAGTCTCGTCATAACCCTGCATCATAACCGTTGGCTTCGATGCTACGACACACTTTCCGTTGATAGGGAAAACGTCTAAGACTTTCTGGGTTATATCGCTCTGACTGCCAATATTCAGGGTGCGATCAGACTTCGACTTAACATAGACATCAAAGGTGGCATAGCAATCTACCGCCATATCGTAACTGCCCTTGATCCGGCTACGGATTTCCGTAGGAATCTCTATTGCGATAAAGTTTGCAACGTCACTTCCAACGGGTTCAGGACGGCCAAAGAAAGTCTTTGAGGCAATTCCCTTTACTGCGCCAGATAGGTCGTTGTAAATAAGGTAGAGCAATGGTTTCCTCGTTTCTGCCATAATGTTATTTCCTTATCAGTTTCAAGTAGGTTACACTTACTGCTTCTGCATGTGAGTATGCTTGCAAAATACCTGTGCTTGCACGTTTCGCTTCTACCCATTTGCCGTACTCGACGGGATAGGCAACCACGATGTCAAACAGGTTCTTTCCTTGCGGAACATAGCTTTGGAAGAAGTTACGGGCATCATCTTCACCCCAACCGCCGTTAGTCTGAACTTCCGGCAGGTAATGGTTTTTCTCACCATCGTAATCGGGATTGAAACGGTAATGCTTGCGTTTCCTCAACCGCATCTTCACCTGAATGGCCTTCGGCACATACTGTGCTGCGTAATAAGCATTGATAGGCTCTTTGTCTCTGTAAAGGCAAACTACTATAGAGTTAATCAAGTTACCAGTATAGTTGTGTGCTGCCTCATTGTTCTGTCTGGCTTTTATAGCCTCCTGACACAAATCAGTGCAAAACTTTCGGCAACGCTTCTCGACTTCATCAAAGATAGCCTGCTTATAGTTTGCAATGGCATTGTGTACGATGGTGGCATTAGTTCCTGGCATACTTCCAAAGAATATGAGTACCTAAATTGCTTGGGCGTTTGTCAACTACAATTCCGTATTCTTTGTAACCGAATCGCTGCAACTCTATTCTGTCACCCTCAACAGGAATAGTTTCTTCAGTCCATTCGTCCTGTTTCAAAGGCAATGCGAGTGTTCGATACGAAACATTATAATCTCCATTGTCCGACGTAACGGCTTTGTTGTCACTCCTGCAAACTCCCTCGTAGATAACAGTTCCACCCTGCACCTGAACTTCCTCGTCAGAGTTTGGTTCAACAGAGTTTTGTTCTGTCTCGTCAAGCATTGGATCGTCAATGTCGGCTTGGTCAATCATGGGATTGTCATTGCCGTACCTGATTATCCTGCAAGTGTGAGGAAAACGGGGGTTCTTGATTCGAGCCATAGTTATTTCGTGTATCTGCGGATTTTATGGAAACCGCTGCCTTTGAATCCCCATTGGTTACTCCCAAGCAGCGGCAAACCATATTTCTTGTAGATGGCATTTGCCATACGCATGTAGCGGTTCAATGCAGTAGCCGACATCTGTTCACCACCTTCCGAATGTGACCAGTCACCATCTTCATCGGAAACTTTGGAAGACTGGGTAGGACTCGTCCAAATCCAAGCATACAGACCAGCCAAAGCCAAATCTTTCTGCTTCTGACTCAGACGGGCAAACTCAGCACCGTCCTCAATCTCCAACTCTGCGAGAATACTCTGAATGGCATCATCCGTAACTTCGATGTTACGGACTTTGCCCTTCAGATAGGTCTCTATCGTGTAGTTACATGCTATCGGCATAGTCAAGTCACTTAGAGTTTAACCCTCGTAGTCTTTCCATACGGTAGCGATACCGTAGTCGTGGACGTTGTTGAACACGGGGCCAGCGTACAGTTCACAGTCAACGATGTTGAGCATCGGACGATCCTGCCAAACATTCTGAACGGCAATGCGATCCTCTACGAAGTGAGTACGCACACTGTCGTTGTGAGCACCCATCTTGTTGCGGTCTTTCAGGATGCTGTTCATGCACTTAATCTCGAAAGGACGGTAAGCGCGACTTGCAGCAACCATGTTGTGAATGTCAAAGGCAGGGGCATCGGCTTTGCGCTTGCCATCCTCCTCGTGAGCGGACTGGAAGTCAATCTCCTGGAACGGCCATACCTTCATGTCGTTGTGAATCCAGTTCAGCACGTCGGTGCGAACAGTCTTCACATCGTCGGGATGGAAGTAGTTCTTGCTTGCCTTGTAAGCAGTCAGAACAGAAGGATGCAGGACAATCTTATCCAGCAAGTCCTTAGACAGCTTCCAGTGGTCAACACCAAGGTTGAGGGTTTCTTTGAGATACTTCTGGAAGGTCAGAATGTCCTCAATCACGTCGGCATTGGTGTTGGAAATGAGTTTTGGAGTTGCACCAGAGGTGTCCCAAATGTACCACTCCTTACCGTTGTCGGGTGCAAGGAAGTTCTCGTCAGGAATCTGGAACTTGAAGTCATAGCGAGCACCGTCAACGGCGACATCATGGATTTCACCAGTTGACATAGCCTGCATGACCATGTAGGTAAGTTCGTTATGAACACCGCCAATCATGGCATCGGAATTGAGGATGAAACTGTCAGTCAGAGCCTCACCAAAGGTAAGGTTGGCCAACTTTGCGCTCTTGCGAAGCTCAATCATATCATCCTGCGTGATGTTGAAACCATGACCAAGCTGAGGCAGTGTACCTCCGTAGAACTCCCAACCGATGGTGCTGCGCAACGGCTTCTCAGAATGAGTACCGAGGATGCTGGCACGTACCAGAATAGGAGTCTTCTTAATACCCTGCTTCCACTCACGATCGTCGGTCGGCTTACCCCACGAAGCAAACTTACGCCAGATAGCACCATTGTACTTGGCGTTTACGTTGTCGAGTATCAGACCGAAGTTCTCAGCGTCCACATACTCATGCAGACCACTGATACCATAAAGATTTACGTCTCTCATAATCTAATCTCCTTTTAGTTTACACACGGGGTGAGAAGTTGAAATAGCATCCGTTCTCGCGCAATGCCTTCTTCAAACTTGCGGTCAGAGGCGGCATACGACGCTCCAGAACAGGACGAATACAGAAGTAAACAGGATCGATGTCGATGGCATAGGCATCGGGATCGAGGCGGTTGTCACAGTAGGTCAGGCCATTGGGAATAACCTTAACCTTCTTGTCAGTACCAGACTTGGCTTCTGCAAGAACGTCACCCTCTGCAACGAAAGGAGTGCTGTCTGCAGCAACATTGTCAACAGTCAGAACGTCAACGTCAGCAGCCGAAGAGTCAACGGCGGTCACGGTGGCTACGTTGTCAGCAGCCTGTGTGAGATCGTCACCAACGACAATGAGTTTCATTCCAACCTTGGCAATAGTACCAGTCTCAAACTTCTCTACGGTGATGGTGTTGTTACTTGCGTCAACACTCTTCACCTTGAAAGTGTAGAGAGGAACAATGGTGCGACCATCTTTCTTCTCGTCGTAGAAAACGAGAGTGCCAGCTGCCATCGCATTAGGATATGCGGGCATCAGTTCAGGATTGCACATGAAACCGCCAACGGCAATCTCAGGCTTTCCCTCGTAGCACTTGCGGACACCACCAAAGTTCTTACTAAACTTTACGTAGTTGTTGATAGTTCC